TCAATGGCGGGTGACGTGTCGTTTCGTTTGATGAAAAAAGTCATACTTTTGTCGCCCTATTTTGTGCGCCTGTGATGGCAGTGGCAATGTTAGCGCTTGTTCTGCTTGTGACGATATTAGCACTTTTCAACATTGTAGCAAATCGCCTTAAACTAGCAGGCTCCGTTGATCCTATCGCCGTCTGCGCAGATGCCGATCCAGATCCAGACCCTGTGATGACCCGCAACCCAACGCCAGTTGATGTTTGATTTGCGGATGATCCAAAACCATTGCCCGCAATAACTCGATTACCAAATCCGACGGATTGTTGCGATGACGCCAATCCATTGCCGCTTCCCGCAATAATGCGAAGGCCAATTCCCGTTGCCGTTTGGGCAGATGATGTTCCGGAACCTGATCCAGTTGAAACAATAGATGCTGATCCGTTTCCAACTTGGGCAGACGAAAAACCATTACCAGACCCGACAACAATTCTGATGCCGACGCCATTGGAAGTTTGGGATACTGATATCCCAGATCCTTGACCAACGATGATGCGGACGCCGACGCCCGTTGCCGTTTGGGCCGATGCCGTTCCGGTGCCAGACCCGCCAACAATCCGCAGTGCAATCCCTGTAGCCGTTTGGGCAGACGCCGTTCCGGTGCCAGATCCGGATGATGTTCTGACCCCAGCGCCTGTAGCCGTTTGGGCCGCAACAGTTCCTGCACCGGTGCCAGTTACAACAACCGCGCCAGATACAACCCCATCATCACCTAACGGAGCGGAGGCGAGAGGGGAAAATCCAAGCATAGTTTACTCCGGTTTAGCAGGCCAGATGACCGAGAACGGGAAGCCTGACTGTGCGGTTACATCTCGCAACGCTTGGCGGTAAGTGGTCCAAGCGGGCGACATTGCAACGTCGCTTAGAGCCATCCAGTCGGTCTGTGACAGTAGGTTGTCACGGTGGTTGCGGATGTTGCGCCCCGCGTCCTCGACGGGCAGGTTGCTTACCTCCCAGCCTTGGGTCCATGCGCCATTGACCTCTGCAAGTGCAGTCTGCTTGAGCGTCTGCGTCATGTAGTCAACCGTGGGCTGATCCTGCACGGTATAGGGGTAGACACCCCAGTCTGCCAGAAGCGCATCACTTGGCACTTTCGGGAAGGACGTCTTCGGGTTGTCACGGCGTAGTTGCCCGATTGAGTAAATCTCAGGCTGGCCGTTTGTGATCTTCAAGTGCATTTAAGCCTCCGTTTTGGGTAGCGACATAAACTCAGGTTTGGTGATGCTCTCGACGCCGAACATCCGCTGCGTGACTTCCACAGCGCAGTGTTCGTACTTCAGAGCCATCTGGTCAAGGAAGTCCTCAAGGTCTGATGCCGTAGGTCTGGCACCGTTGGTGATGCTCTCGTCAGTGGCGGCGATGTATCCTGTGATTTCGCGCAGGGCGATCTGGATATGCACCCCGAACTGCTGGAGGTATTCAATCGACGCCTCTTTGCCGCGACCCAGTTCTACAAGATTGCGGTACAGGAGTTCAAACCCGCGCCGGATGTGAAACTTGTTCTCGTGGCGCTCGAAGTCTTCCTCGGTCCATTTCTCCATGCCGTGCGTGGCGACAAGGTTATCGTAGGCAGAGATCAGGACCGCGATGTCTTTGACAGCACCGGAGATGTTATTCTCCATCTGCTGTAACTGAAAAGACTTTAGCTGCTGATTGGCTTTGTGAAGCGCCTCGGAACAATCTGGATCAGGCTCTTTCTCGACCAACTCGACGTAGCTAACCTGTGCCTCTGCCAGCGCTGCTTGGCGTTTGGCAGTCTCCGCGAGAACCTGACGCACCTGCCGATGTGGCGCTTGGCCTGTGAGCATGGTCAGGCTCATAAGGCTCGTCGTCGTCTGACTGTTGCTGCGGCCAAAGGATTGCGTTTTGGCAACCATTTCAGGAAGCCGCGCAGATGCAATCTCGACAGCCTTGGCAGGAGCGAGTAATGCGAAGTCGCTCTGTGTAATTGTGATTTCTGTGTCCATGTTATCCACCTGATGTCGCTGCGGGAGACCCTCGGCCCACCGTTAAATCACCGAAGTCTATGGCATTTCCTAAAGTTGCTATAGTGATGTAGTCTATGGTGTTTAATGAAGGACTACCACCAACGAACACGCCTCTTGAGCCGTCACTTGTGGCTGCAACGTTACTTCTAGCAACAGTTAAATCACCGAAGTCTATGGCATTTCCTAAAGTTGCTATAATGATGTAATCTATGGTGTTTTTATCAACAGATGGCCCTGTACTGGAGCCACCACCAAAAACACCTCTTGAGCCATCACTTGTGGCTGCAGGACCGTATCTAGCCACCGTCAGATCACCGAAGTCTACGGCGTTTCCTGTAGTTGCTATAGTGATGTAGTCTATGATGTTTGTAGCACTGGCTGAGTACCCACCGCCAAAAACACCTCTTGATCCATCACTCGTGGCTGCGGGAGACCCTCGGCCCACCGTCAGATCACCGAAGTCTATGGCATTTCCTGTAGTTGCTATAGTGATGTAGTCTATGGTGTTTGTACTGGAGCCACCACCAAAAACACCTCTTGAGCCATCACTTGTGGCCGCAAGGCTACTTCTAGCAACAGTTAAATCAACAAAGTCTATGGCGTTTCCTGTAGTTGCTATAGTGATGTAGTCTATGGTGTTTGTAGTAGCGCCCGTGTACCCACCACCAAAAACACCTCTTGAGCCATCACTTGTGGCTGCAGAACCGTATCTAGCCAACGTCAGATCACCGAAGTCTATGGCGTTTCCTGTAGTTGCTATAGTGATGTAGTCTATGGTGTTTGTAATACTGCCTGTGTACCCACCACCAAAAACACCCCTCGGCCCGAACAGCGCACCGCCTCCGCCCAGTGTCCCACCAGCCCCTATCGCCTTAGACCACAGCATTACGAACCATCCCCTACAAGAGCGCCGTAGAGCGTTGTGGATACCTTCCACAGTGCAATGACGGTCACGGCATCAGTGGCAAGCGTAGGAGCGGCACCAGCGTTGTTTACCCATGTCGTAGTAGGCCATGTGATCGTGTAGGCCGTGCCGTCGTCAATCATCAGCGTAATGGCCTCACCTGCGGCGATGTTGTCAGTGAGTGACGTGATTGAGCCTGTCAGGGTAACCGTTTGGATGGAGCCGTTGGCAGGTTCTAATTCCGTAGTCACAGCGCCAGTGGTTGCAGTCCAAGCGTAGACTTCTTCGACTACCGTACCCTCAAGGATTGGAGCCACCAAAGTTTTATTGGTGAGCGTCTCCACACCATCAAGCGACACATCTCCCGTTTCGCCTTGGATGCCTTGAATACCTTGGATGCCTTGCGGTCCAGTGTCACCTGTGGCACCTTGGATGCCTTGAATACCTTGGTCGCCTTGGATACCCTGATTGCCTTGGATACCTTGAATACCTTGGTCGCCCTGAATACCACCATAACCAAGAGACGCCCAAGCAGTCGAGCCATTGCCCACCTTAAAAAGATCGGTGTCAGTCTCAAGGCCGAACTCCCCCGATGCAAGAGTGGGATTGGCGCTAGTCCAGTTAGCAGCCGTATCACGGCGAAGTTGGATTTGGTCAGCCATTATGCCGATCCTCCGTCAAGAGATTGGGATGCAAGGTAGATCGTAGCAGCAGAGCCACCATCGATGCTTTGGGTGAAGTCAGCCGCCGTAGCCGATACATAAACCACAGCACTGCCTGTCAGGTTCAGCAAAGACCCAGTGGAACTCTCGCTCAGCGCCCGCGTCAAGGTTCCAGCGGAATAGGTGCCTGTGCCGATCTCCCAGTCAGTGCCGTCCTCGATGACGTAGCGCACCACATCAGTGTCAACCACACCTGCATCTGCAAAGGTCTGATAACCTGCCTCAGCAGTGCCAAGGGTGATTGTCCCCGTGCCAGTGGTGGCCGTTGTCATCTTTGCGCGGTTGACGAGAGTTACCATTTTTTGACCTTATGCTGGCTGCGTGTGTATGTAGCTTGACAACGCAACTGTATCGCCG